CTTCACCAAGGCGCTGGCTCTTACGGCCCCCGGGGCATCAAGGAACCCGGCCCATGGGGTCTGGGCCGGCGTATGCATCATGGTCGACCGCATGCTGTCCACGGACAACTTCAGGTGCTCCTGGGCTGAACTGGAATGCCCCATGGCTGAAGGAGATTTTGCCCAGTTCGTGATCCCAGCCAAGGCAGCGGCCCAAATCGCCTCCATGGACGGCCTGGAGTCCTGGGCGGCCACCCCGTCATGGGTGCACTTCATGGACAGCAACGGGGCGGTGTTCTCCAGCAGGCTCCTGGGGGGCAGCTTCCCGGTGGACGGGGTGATAAACCTGTTCCCTGAGGAATCCGGGGATGAATGGGAACTGCCTGAGGCATTGAAGCCTGCCCTGGAGCGGGCGGCAGTCATGGCCTCGGCCCTGGATGGGGGCATGGAGTACGTCACCATAAGGAAGGATGACCAGGATATCGTGGTCATGGGTGAGCGCAGCTCCGGGAGCGTCACCGACCGTGTGCCGGCGGTGGAGCGGGGCTGGCCCGATGGGGCGGCCATCAGTATCAGCCCCAAGTACCTGCTGGACATCATGGGGACCACCCGCAGGTTCCGGATGGCAGGCAACCTGCTGGCCTTCACCGCCCCGGGGTTCCGTCATGTGACCAGCACCATATCAACGGTAAAATAAATTGTCGTTCTGTCACCTCCATCTCCATACATCAAGCAGTCAACTCGACGGCGTCGGCACCTCTGAGGACTATGCCAAGGAGGCGGTCCGCATCGGCCAACCCGCCTGTGCCATAACCGACCACGGAAACGTCGACGGAATTCTCAAGCACCAGAAGGCCTGCAAGAAACACGGCATCACCCCGATCCTGGGCTGTGAGCTGTACATGTGCGGTGACATGAAGGTCAAGAATGATGAGCGCCACCACTTGATTGTCCTGGTACAATCCCGAGAAGGTCTGACTAACCTGATGCACATGATCTCCATGGCCAACCTTGAAGGGTTCCACCGCCGACCCAGGATAGACCCAGACCTGCTGCTCAGGCATACCGAGGGCCTGGTATTTCTCACTGCCTGCATCGGTTCGTTCATCAATATGGAGGGTGGGGAGAAGCTGCTTAGCCTACTCAGGAACATGGCCCCGACCTTCCTTGAGATCATGCCCCATGCCCATCCGCTCCAAAAGAAACACAACCTTCGCTGTCTGGAGCTGTCTCAAAAATACAACATTCCCTTGGTAGCTACAAACGACTGCCACTATTCCCGCAAGGGCATGGGCGAGACCCAAGATGTGCTGCTGGCCATGAAGCGCAACGCCAAATGGAATGATAAGGACCGCTGGTCAATGAGAGACTGGCCTAATCTCCATTTGAGATCGGCCGACGAGATGGCCCAGGCATTCCAGGTCCAAGCGGTATTGGCTGAACCAATCTGGCGGAAGGCTATGGCACAGACCATGGAGGTGGCCGGGCTATGTAACGGCTACACCGTGGAGCGCATGCAGGTGGAGCTGCCCAAAGTCCACGGCTATGAGGACCGGGATGAGACCGACCTGATGTGGGAAATCATTTCTGATGGCTGGGAAAGGCGGCTGGGTGATTTCTATGTATTGCCGGAAAAGGCCAAAGAATACGAAGACCGAGTCAATGAAGAATTCGGACTCATTTGCCAGATGAATTTCCAGCGATACTTCCTGATAGTACATGAATTAATAGGATGGTGCAAATCCCAGGGCATAGCAGTGGGACCTGGCAGAGGATCATCAGGTGGTTCATTGGTCTGCTATCTTATGGGAATAACCGATGTGGACCCGCTGAAATATGGATTGATCTTCGCTCGCTTTATCAGTCCTGAGCGGGTGGACTATCCGGACATCGACATGGATTTTGAGTCAGCCCGCAGGGAAGAGGTCATCCAGCACCTGAGGGACTGCTACGGGGAACACGGCACAGTCAACCTATCCACATTTATGACCATGAAGGGCAAGGGAGCCATCCGGGATGTGTCCCGGGTGTTCGACGTACCACTCAAGGAAGTCAACCCGGCGGCTGAGGGAATCAATGATGTGCCTGACGGACATGATCGGGCCGGTCATACCATTGAGGACAGCCTGAAGGACAGCCCACCACTGGCACATCTGCAAAGGAAATATCCGGATGTGGTCAGGCATGCCATCAACCTGGAGGGACAAACAAAAGGCTATGGCAAGCATGCGGGCGGAATCTGCATCAACGCCAAGGACCTCCGGCTGGGTGATCATTGCAGCCTTCGGGTCTACAACGGAGTGATCTCAGCCAACTGGGACAAGGACGACGCCGAGTACATGGGGCTGATGAAGCTGGATGTGCTCGGAATATCCAACCTGTCATTTCTGAACGAGGCAGCCCGACTGGTCAAAGAACTCCATGGCCAGACCATCGAATTCGACCAGATACCCTTAGATGACCGGGAGGTCTACAACGAGATTGCCCAAGGGAATACCGCTGGGGCCTTCCAGATAGGTTCTACCCTGAATACTCGCTATTGCAAGGACCTGGGGGTCAGGGAGTTCAACGACATCGTGCTGATAAACGCCCTGACCAGGCCCGGCCCCTTGGGGTCTGGAATAACTGATCAATTCATGCGCCGCAGGCATGGCCAGGAGCCCGTCACCTACATCCATCCCCGCATGGAGCCATACACCAACAAGACCTTGGGTCTGGTCATCTACCAGGAGCAGGTCATGTGGTCCATGTTCGAGCTGGCCGGCCTGTCATGGGGTGAATGCGACAAGGTCCGCAAGGTCATCGGCAAGAGCAAAGGGGCAACGGCCTTCCAGCAGTTCAAACAACGATTTATGGATGGCTGTGCAGCCCAAGGGACCTTGACGCCAGCCGAGGCCGGAGATGTCTGGGACATGATGGCCAGTTTTGGATCGTACGCATTCAATTTAAGTCATGCAGTTGAATACAGTATGCTCGGATATTGGTGCGTCTGGATGCGGGTTCACTGGCCCATGGAATTCCTCTGCGGTTGCCTATCCCACTGCGACGAGAAGAAATCTGGTCAGTATATCGATGAGGCCCGCCGCCTGGGCATCAGGATAGAACTGCCCAAGGCCGGGGTTTCGCTGGCCGATCGCTGGCTACCCAAGGATGGTGCCTTGTGGGCTCCACTGACGGCCATCAAGGGCGTGGGGCCATCACAGGCAGCCAAGATACTGGCTGGCAAGGTTAGTGACAGACAGGTCAAACCCAAGAAACAGGCCAATGTTCAACCGGCCTTCCGAGGATTCTTTGACAAGGAGATTGAGCCGCCCCTGCCGGAACCCAAGTCCGTTTCCGGTGAGAACTCCATGGTTAGGCTGCTTAGGCGGGCAGGATACTATCGGGAACAAGCTCTCACCTGGGAAGAACTGCGGGAGGCAGCAGGCTGCTATGACTTCAACGTCCTGACCGGTAGCGAACGGTTTAGCAGGGTGGGCAACCTGGCCGGATTTGACGAACAGGATATTATCACCTGCCGCCTGGACAGCCATCGGGTCAACCTAATCACCATCGGCAGGTACATCCTGCCGGTCATCGACTGCCGGGCCTGTGAACTGATCAATGAATGCTCAGCCCCGGTTCAGCCATCCTTCGGCCGCTATCGGATCATGATTGCAGGCGAAGCCCCAGGGAAAGATGAGAACCTACAGGGCATTGGTTTCGTGGGATCGGCTGGTAACGACATCCTCTGGCCTGAACTATGGAAATACGGCTTTGGCCCAACCATGTTCCACATCACGAACATTGCAAAATGTTGGCCCAGCAAGACTCGGACGCCAGGGAAAAGACACATTGCCGCCTGCTCCAAATGGTTGGATATGGAGTTCGAGGGGCTGAGGCCGGTTATGGTCCTGGCCTTTGGTGGCACCGGGGTCAAGGCCCTGCGGGATGACCAGGGCAGGATCAGCGAGTTGAACGGCCAAACGGAATGGGCAGACAAGTACCAGTGCTGGATCTCCTGGTGCCTCCACCCCGCTTCGGTGCTGCACAATCCGGGCAACCGCAGCGAGTTCGAACGTGGTATCGAGAACTTCGCCAACAGACTCAAGGCCATCGGTGGAGGGATATGGGCTAGGCAGACAGGGAACCGGCAAGTGCAGGCCATGACATGCCCATACGGCGGGGATTTTGGGCTGGCCAATGGCAACTATGCCCAGTGCGCCGAATGCCAGGTTTGGGAACAATGTACCTTGGAGAAATCTAAGACTGACTGGTTGGGCTTGCAAGGCCTATAATATAGGCAAGGAAAGAGTTATGTCAAATTGGAAAAATAAAAATAGATATAAAATAGAATATTGTCCATATTCTAAAAAATGGGATGTTATAGGCTATAATGGTTGGGTAGCTAGTGGTTGTACATTAGCAGAGGCTTTTGAGAATTTTTCAGAATTGCTAACAGAATCTGAAGTAGCTTTAATTCAAGTTTTTATCAAAAAGGAAAAATAAATGCCCCTTCATATTGACTACCGCCCCAAGTCCTTAGATCACATCTACGGCAACAGGTCCATGGTGGCCAGCGTCCGCTCCATTCTGGAAAGGCAAGACCGCCCCCGAGCATGGCTGTTTACGGGGCCGTCGGGAACCGGCAAGACAACAATGGCCCGCATCGTAGCCACCGCCATGGGCTGCCACGAACTGGACTATGAGGAAAGGAATATTGCTGATGCCCGCGGAATAGATGATGCCCGCAAGATGATGACCACCATGGCCTATATGCCCCAGGGCCGATTCGAGGACAAGTCCTATGGTAAGATTAGGGTCATAGTTCTCGACGAGGTGCAACAAGCAACCCGTGACTTCCAGCAAGCAATATTGAAATCCCTAGAGGACACCCCTGCCCATGTGGTATTCATCCTCTGCACCACCGATCCAGATAAACTGCTCAAGACCATCCGGACCCGCTGCACCACATTCGAGATGTCGCTACTTCCTGGTCCGACCATGCGTGATTTGATTAGGGACGTACTGACGGCCGAAAATGTAAGTTGGCCTGAAGAAACCATGGCGGCCGTGGCCGATGCCGTAACCGAGATGGCCGAGGGTAGCCCCAGGCAGGCGCTTGTGGCCCTAGACCAGGTGATAGACTTGGGGTCGGTGGAGGAGATGGTGGAAGCCCTGCGGCGGACTGTTTTGGATACTGCCACAGTCAACGAACTGGCCAAAGCGCTCCTGACCAGACGCAAGTGGGAACAGGTGGCCAAGTTGATCAAAGGATTGCCGGCCAGCGAGGACCCAGAGAAGGTCCGCCGCTATATCATCGCTGCCGCCGAGGGTGAGCTGCTGAGGACCGGGAGCGAGCAGGCGGCCATCGTATTTGATGCATTCCAGAAACCTTTTTATGACAATGCCGGCAAGGGCCTGGTATTTGCCGCTTGGAGGAGCCTGAGATGAATGTCCTTTGCTATAATTTTTGTTTCTCTTGCGGAGCCCCATTGACCGAAAACAATCGTGTAGACCTGAAGGGATTTGAAGGACAGTGCCATGGTTGTTATTCGGCTACCAAGCCTAAAACAGTGTGTCTGGATTTTGATGGGGTTATAGCCCAATACACTAGCTGGCAAGGGCCTGAACATTGCGGGAAACCATTATCTGGATTGGCTGATTTTCTAAACAAATTACGCCAATCTGAAGAAAATTGGCCTGAAGAAAATTGGCGGGTCATTGTCCATACAACCAGAAATCCAGAAGTGGTTTGGTCTTGGCTCCGTAGATATGGTTTTGTTGGACTTATCCATGGTGTAACCAATACCAAGCCGGCTGCTGTAGCCTATATCGACGACAGGGCTATCTGCTTCCGGGGTAGCTTTACCGATACGCTGACTGACTTAAATGGATTCAAGCCTTGGTGGAAACCGATGGCGGCCCCGGTTGACCCAAAATAGCCTATAATATAGCATAAGGGAGGTGATTATTTTGGCAGAAGAATATCCTGAAATCAAATTGAATTATTCCAGGGATTTGGAAATAGACCAGTTCAACCTTGAGCTGGAGTTGCTGGCCATTGCTAAGCAGATCATGGCCTATTCCGAAGCCCATGTCCAGGCGCAGTTCAACCGTGACCGGGCTAAGCAGCGTCGGGATGTAGCCGAGGCGGAACTTGACCTGGTGGCCCGGAGTGAGCCATACCCGGGAGACATCCCCATTTCAGCCAAAACCGGGCAGCCCACCGAAACGGCCGTGGTCAACTGGATCCATAAGCAGCCCAAGTACCAGGAAGCCCAGCTCCAGCGGCAGCAAGATGAGTACGTAGTCAATATGCTCCAGGCGGCGGTATTCGCCTTCCAGGCCAAAAAGACAGCACTGGAAAATCTGGTACGGCTGTTCGGTATGAAATACTATGCTGAACCCTACGATGCTGGAGGTGAAATCAAGGCCAGGGCCATGGAGCAGGGGCGGCTGGCAGCCACTGAGGCCATGAGGAAGACTATGGGGCCAGCAGGACTTCCGGAAGTTAACCAAGTGCCGCCTGTTCCATCATGCAAGTCGCCGGCTCCCGCCACTGACAAGGATGGTCACCGCTATGCCATCGGGCCAATCACTGAGAGCGGTCAACATCCATTCACTGCCGGGCCGTTCCCAGAGTTGCAACAAGCCCTGGAATGTGCTGGTTGCCCTGGCCAAGGAATCTACCGCCTGACCAGGGAACAGCCAGATGAGCTGATTTATGTCTGGGGACCAAGATTCGATAATAGTGTTGGATGGGGGCTATTAGCAGAACCTCCTAAGACCTCGCTGCCGCCCCGGCCTCCGCAGCGGCCATTGCCCAAGAGAGACTAATGATTCAACACTGGACACAACCCCTGGCATGGCTGGCCCTGGGAATCATGGCTTTGATAGGCGGTTATGCTGCCTTTCGGCTATGGTCCAGGGCTGTCTACAAATCCAGGGCGGAATACGAATCAGAAAAGAAATCCAAGAAGGAGGAATAGATATGGCGTTACCACCGAGAGCACCAGGCGGACAACCGCCTCCCAGGCCGGCACCAACAACCCCGCAACCGTCCAGGGCACCAGCCCCCACCCAAGCCCCGGACGTATCCAGGGTAAACTGGGGTGATCGGCGAATGACCCAGCGGCTGGCCGACCGGGGCAGGGAATCGTACCGCACCAAGGACGGCACTGGCTACAAGGGCATTTTGGATGAAGACAAGGTCCGAGACATTCCCTTGGGCAAGATCGCCGCGGGCAAGCACCTCTGGTCCATCATCCCGTACATCTGCGGCGAACAAGACCCACTGGTCTATGCCGGCAAGCTCCAGGCTGGGGTTGACCCGTCCTATACCGTGGGAGTCTTTGTCCACAAGAATGTTGGCCCCAACAAGGCCCGGTACATCTGCCTGGCCCGCACCTACGGCCTGCCCTGCCCCATCTGCGAGTACCGGGATGAGCTGGATCGGGACCCCGAAGCCGAAAAGAAACTGGGAATGTCTTCCGACCAATTTGACAAGTACCTCAAATCCATGTACAGCGGCAAGTACATGACCTACCTGTACTACGTGTGGGACCGCAACCAGGAATCCAAGGGACTCCAAATCTACGAGGTCAGCGGATTCTTCCTGGAACGAGAACTGCAAGCCCAGGCATATAGTGAAGTCGGCGGTGGGTACATCACCTTCATGGC